AATCGTAGTATTCGTCCCCAACAGGTTTGCAAGATTACGGGCGTTACTCATCTCTTACTCCGGCTTCTCTGGCCACACTACTGTGTCCAGTGAGTTGTACTGAGTGGTGATGTCCCTGAGTGCTTGGCGGTAGTCACCCCGTGCGCCAGAAAACGCTGCCTGAAGGTCCGTAGAAGCCCACCAGTCAGTCTCTGCCAGTCTTTTGTTCCGCTCTTCACGAAGCAGCTTCAGCGGCTCGGCAGCGTCAAGCTCTGCTTTCTTTGCAGAGACCGTGGTCCACGACACGCCCCAGTTGGCTGGGTTGGCCGACTCTATTGCGGTTCCGCTTTCGTCCTCACCTTTAATCGCTCGGAACATCTCCAAGAACTAGGCCTCAGTGGTCGGCTCACCACGAAGCACCCACTGTTCGTCGGGGATGAGGGCTGCGATTGCGTCTGCTACTGTTGCCATTAGTCAGCATCCCCCAGCCATGTGAAAATAGCGTATGTCATTGCCTTGTCTGACTCGCCTTCGGCAGTGCCGCTATTTGAACTGTGCTTGAATTTAATTCTATTAGTAGAGGTGTCTACAACCTTGAAGAGACCTTTAAGAGTTATCACCTCTTTGCGATTAGCCGAGCCAGCGCCGCCTTTGGCCTGTGCAAGAGAACCATAGTTAGTGCCGTTCAGGCTTGCCTGAATATCAACTTGGATGGTGTCGTCCTGTCCGCCGGGGTTAATAGTGGTGTAGTATTCTACAGACCACAAACCAGTAAACGGAAAGCTAAATAAACCGCTTGATTCCGTTACACTGCCGCCGCGAGTGATTTTCCCTGCACCATTAGCACTTAGTTGTGTCGCAGCATCTACAAGTCCGGGTACAGGATTTTGATTGCCGCCAACTCCACTGGTTCGCATAAAAACCTGTACGCATTGGCGGCTATCATTTACTGACCCTGTGACCTTGCCGTCCGTCGCGATTGACAGCGCAGTGTTCCCGTTGGTCGGGTCTTGGATTTCGCCAACCTTCAGTATGCTGCTCATTGGGCAATCTCCATCACAATCAGGGTGCTGGCTGGGCGCGAATAAGCGGGTCCGTTACCATCGGTTTGACCACGATTGAAAACAACATTAGCACCAGTATTTGAACGTATTCTTATCTTGTATGTGGTGGCACTTGTCGTGGCAGGTGAGTCAAGAAATGCTATGGGAATTGTAGCAAAAGCCCCGGCAGCGACCTCAAGCATCGCCATCGCCGGAGTTCTACTTCCAATTCCTGTGCCAACATTGATAACAGTGCTTCCTCGCACAAGCTGTGGATGTGCCGCGTAAGTATTGTGGTTGCCGTTACCAGACAAAGAGCCAAGAATTAAAACCTTGCTGGACGTTGACTTGGGCGTGATTGTCACCGACAAACCTGTAACGTCTACAAACGATGTGCTGGTTGTCGCAAACGTATCTGTCTTCACCGCCTGCAAAACCTGAACCGGATGCCCCGGGATAGCCACCCCGTTGCCGCTGGTCTTCTCGTTGATGGTGTCTACGAATAGTGTACTCATGTTCCGCTCACCAAGTGTCCTGTGAAGTAACATCTGCCGTTAGTAAGCGTAGCACTACCCGAAGCTACATCTTGATAAGCGCCCATTTGAACATAATCGTCTGGACCCAAAGGAAGCATGATGCTGCCGTTTATCTGAGTATCGCTAGTAATTACCTGACCAGTTATACGCATACCCGTAGTGTAATATTGCGCTGTTGAACCACCGGCTGTAGTCTTCAGCACATCTGCATAAACATAGCCACCGGATGCAGTGTTAGTTCCAAAATTGATAGCTGTAGTGAAAGAATATATTCCAGCTACAGGGGCTGTAAAACGACCGTTTGATGTGTTGAAATTATTGCAAGTGTCAAAAAGCTCACCCTGTAAATCAACCCTTGTCCAAGTTTGGTCTGAAATAGTTTGAGTGGCGTTGTTGAATGCATAAAACGATGGGACTTTTTTAGGAACAAAAATGCCCGTCCCATTCGGGGTAACAGTGATATTGCCATCTGTCGCGGTGGCCGTTATCTGGTCTACATTTAGAATCGAAGCCATACGCGCCTCACAGGATTGTCAGACTGCCACCGCTGGCAATCGTTACTGTTACACCACTGGCAATCGTTAGCGGCCCGATGCCAAGGGCATTCTTTGTGGCGGCAATAGTCGTGTTCTCGCTGACCGTCTTACCGTTAGTGCGGAACACCGCCGTGTCCACTGTAGTGTTTGTAGTCTGAAACTGCGGTGCCGTAATCTCGCCAGAAAACGTGCCGCCGGACGCCTTCGATACTGTATCAGTGACCGTGAATGCACGGAAGGCTCGAACCACTAGTTCGTCATTTACAGCAGCGCCACTCCCTAGTGTAATTGTGTCACCATTCGTGCAGGTGAAGTCTGAAGTGTCGAGATGTACGCCGTTGAGATACACATCCACATCGTTGCCAGAGAAAGCCAAGATAGCACCGTTTGCATCAGCGCCTGTGAAAGCTGTCTGGCTTGCTGTCGCAGTGTACTTGAACAACTGCATTGCAAAGCTAGTCGGCTGGTCTACCGCACGACCAAAGAAACGCACAGTGATAACATCGCCGTTGGCGGGAGCGGCAGAGAATGTCAGGGTATTCCCCTGCGCCGTATATGCCTTGCCAATCCCCGGCTCTTGCACGACGTTACCGATTGTTACAATCAACGCCTCACCACTGACAACGCTCTGTGCCAGCGTAAACGCTGTATCGTTTCCGTTGCCGGTAAATCTCTGGAAGGTGATGTCACCTAGATTTGGGTCTACGCCGATGTATGCCATTTGGCGCTCCTGTTAACCGATTAGAAAGCCGCTAAAGTGGTCGAACCCCCCGTGGACCCCACCATGTTCCAAAACGATATCAACGTAATCGTTTACGGCAAGGTATTCGACTACGGCAATGTTATGCCTAAGATAAGTAGCGTTTTGCGTGTACGAGCTATGCCTACCACTTCCATTTCGACGGATGACAATGTTGCTGGTGTGGCTTTGCGTAGTGGTCATACAGGAATAGGCAAAGAAATAATGACCTGCGACCGGGGCCACGAAGCGGTCCGTCGAAATGTTGAAGTAATTTCCGTTGTTGAGGATAATCGAACCGAAGTTGAGAACTTGTGAACTACCGGGCGTAGTTGATACGGCACTTACTCCGTTTACCGTGAACGCAGGCGTATTAGGAATCGTCACGCGGCCATTCGGGTCAATGTTCATGCCAGTGAACGTCCCAGCACCGCCGCCGCCAGTTGTCATGGCGATTTGACCGTATCCAGTGCCAACTTGGTCGAGAAGTATCTTGGCACTCAGACCGCTGTTTATGGAGGTGTTAGAACTAAAAGCGGTCAGAGATAGGTCGCCAGTGTTCCTGACATCTGCCGTGTCTACATTTCCGGCAAAGATGACATTTTCACTACTGTCGATGGTAATCGCAGTAGCGTCAGAGTTGTCGGTAACGCCCGTGTTAAGACCGGGCCTGTTAACCTTACTCAGTGGCATCCGCGTTCACCTGTGCAGCAGTTCGCACAACGCCCAAGTCATATGCTTGAGCTACCTGTGCGTCCTCGCCTACAGCCAGTGCAACATCGTTAGCGTTGCAGTGAGCTACAAGCAAGGCGATGATTTCGTCCTTGGCGATACGAGCGCGGTTCGTAAGCGCGTTGTCCGCCCAATCCTGTACCGAAACTGCGGCGTATTCCAACGCCTTATTCTCGGTGTCTGTAAGAGTTACTGTAATATCCGGCATTTTATTTCTCCTTTAGGTAGCCTTAAATATTGTCAGATACAGTTGCTGCCAATGGCCCGTGCCAGCCCCACCCTGTCGAAGCTCCAAGTAGTCATTCGCAACCAACGGTATAGCCATCGAAAGCGTCCCGATTGTGTGGATTTGGTTACCGTTGTGGTTGAAGTGATGCGTCTTGTAATTACCGCCGTTCTTGTAGAGGCTTATGTAACCGTACTGAGTGGTGAATGTGGTGTAGCCGGTGACGATAAACATGTAGTTTCCGGCTGTCGGCGCGGTGAAGCGGTGTGTCGAACTGTTCCAAACATTTCCATTGTTTATGTCTAAGCTACCAGTTGTGTGAAGACCGCCGCTGGTGGTCATGGCTGGTGGGTTAGCTATTGAAAGAGCAGCGAATGGCTGTTTAGACATCGACACGCTGCCGCTGCTATCTAGGTTAAGGACGACCGCGCCGGACTGCGTTCCATTAGGCAGATAAAACGCCTGAGCGTTGTTTTGATAGTCCACGTTCCAGATGTTGCTTACATACACACCGGCGGCTGTTCTTTGTGAAATGTTAAAGGCAGCATTTTGATTGCCAGACCCACCCGCTTTATGGTGATACAGGTACGTCCCGCCATAGTTTGTATCCATGCCGGGATTAGAGAGAAGCAAACTGCCGCCGCTATAATTTGTGGTCGCATTGCCGCCCTTTACAGTTGCTGAAGCGTGTGACGTTCCGTTGTTTATTTCAAGGGGACCGGTGCCGCTTGTAAATCCGTCATTACGCACAGAAAATTTTGAGGATAGACTAGCGTTGTACACAACAAGAGCAGACGCTGATGTATCATCTGTAGAGCCAGCAACGGTCAATGCTCTGGTTGCATCGACAGCGTTTACACCGACCGACGCATGGCCTAACGCAGCAACATCTCCGCTAAACGTACCCGTCGTCGCCGCCAGCGCAGCGTTAGCGTCATGCTCAAGGCGTGGGTTAATAGTCGCCTCACCACGGTAAATGACATAGATGTTGTTTGTGCCGTTCGGCGGCGCTGCGTCAAACGTCAGGGTCGTGCCAGAGGCGGTGTACGACTTTCCTGCTCCCGGTTCCTGTTGGACATTCTCGACAAACACCTCAAGGTCTTCGCCTCTGTTAACGGACCTGTTGAGTGTAAACGTGGTCGAGCCGTTGCCGCTGAAGCTCTGACTCGTCGCTTGGTTTACTATCGCTGTGTTTGGTGCCTTTCCGATGTATGCCATGTTTTATCCAATCAAAACTACACACATCGACGGGTACTTGTATTGACTGCCGCCGTTGAAGTGGAAGTGGGTGATGTCCAAGTCAAAAAAGTCGTTAGCAGAGGCGTTCACAATCACTTGGTCTGACTGCCCTTGTGGATGCCCGTTTTCGACATGGAAGTATTTGTAGGGTGTGCTGTTCCAGCGGAACTTCGCAGTCGATGTACCCGTGTTGCTTTGGTGGTTCATCATTGTCCAAGTCACGAGATAACGCCCCGCGACCGGACAAGTGAATCTCCCATTCGACGTATTGAAGTTATTGCCAACGTCTGTGCCTACGGTGTCGATAACACCCGCGCCATTAGCCGCAGTGCTATTGCCGCCGCCAGACTTGTAGCCAAAGAACGCTGGCTGATTAGGCATTGTGACGATGCCACCACTGCTAATCCGCATTTTCTCGGAGATTTCGCCGTCACTGCTGTTCGACGCGCTGTCCACGTTGGTGCTAGTGCGGAACACCAAAGCGGAGGGAGCGTTGCCGTTTGCCTCACGATGAACAGCGATACTAGCCATAATTCCAGCGTTATTTTCATTACGCCAGTCTAGCCGCTGGTCTTGCAGCGTCCCTGTCTGATTAGTCGGCGTCTGGAACTCAATACGACCTAAGTCGGTAATCCGCATTCGCTCCGTGCCGCCAGTGACAAAGCCTAATTTATCGTTAGCGTTTTTGTAGATACCCGTATTTGTATCGCTATTGAAAACAATAGAGGGGGCGCTTGCTGTGCCGTCAGCAACTTTGACGGCCTCGCTGGATGTCAACCCATCCAGCGTAGTTGTGCCATCGACATCCAAATTACCCGTTACAGTAGCCCCCGCCACGGTTGGCGTAGCGGCAGTGTCGATTTGATTGGAGCCAATCTTGCTAAGTGCCATCAAGTAATCTCCAGTACCGACAGGGTCACATCAGCGGCTGACGCCTGACTTGCCGTCACCCGCAGGATGTCACTCGCGTTCATTACAATCTTCTGGTCGCCGCCGACTGCCACTAACGACGAGCCTACCGGCACGATAGCGTCCTTCACGATATGTACGTTGTCGCCGTCGTTATTGATTAGCTGCACTGAAACAGTGATGGAGACCGCCAAGATGTTGGCCACGTTCAGGACGATGATGGTGGTCTCTGTCGAAGAGGGGCATGTGTAAACGTCCGCGTTGGCAGTTCCTACGCCCGTGTCCGTGAATGTCTTAAAAGCGTTTGCCATTGCTTACCCCAGTGCGATTGCAAAGGCCAAAGCGTTGGGGTCACTCTCAGTGAAACCCTGTGCGTTGCCTGATGCGTCTTGAAAAATCATCTTCTCGGCAGGAAGGGTGCAGAACAAAGTTTTCGTCCCAGCGCCCCAGTTAACTGCGCTGTCGCTGTTAGAAGACTGAAGAATGGTGGTTCTAGCCAGCGTCGTTCCCGACGCTGTGTAGGTTCCGATGCCGACCTCGAAGTCCGTTCCGTCCGTGCAGGCATAGTAAGTTGTGTTGCCATTGCCGACCGAGGAGAACGCCTCAAACCCTGTGACCGCACCGGCGAGGGTGTATGTTCCGGTGCCTGTCGTGGTCGAGGTCTCTTTAACACGGTCCCTTAGAACCAGAGCCATTACTTCAACTCAATAGTCAGGTTCGTCGCGTTGATGCGAAAGATGTCACCCGTAGCAATCTGCTTCGACGCATCCAGCGCGCCAACAAACAGGATGTTGCCGGAGGATGATGCGTCAACGATGAACGCATGAGTAATGGTCTGCGTGGTGCCGGTGGATGCCGGGAACTCAATGTTGTTTGTGTTCGTCACAGTCTGCTGGTCAGTCGAAGAAGATGCTAGTGTCCAGTTGGCGGCAGTCACTTGCTGACGCGCATAGGAGCCAAAGGCGGCTTCTGTGAGAGACCCTGCCTCTGCGTCCGAGACAGCGGTGGCAAGGCCAACGTAGATGCTGTCGCCCGGAGATGTAAAGGCTGTGTTCTTGAAGATGTGAGCAAGCAGCTTGTTCTCCAAGTAGGTGGTGGCTGCGTTACTGGTTGCCATGTCTTAACCCTCGTTTCTTTGATACATATTGTCGATGGAGTTGCGTATCTGCTGCTCTTGCGTGATGTCTTGAACAGCCTTCTGATACATAGCCATGTACCTCTCCTGTAGGGCATAGTTTCTGTTGAAAGCCGCAGCTTCCACAAGAGACCCATAGAGAAGTGCATCGCTTGCGTTGTCGGTCAGCCAGTTTGTCAGGTTTGAGGATGACAGGGCTGGGAGCCGACGCCGGTAGCTAATCTCGACAGAGATGTTACTAGCCGGAGTTGGTGCGACATACATCGTGTCGTCGTCAAAATA